ATACCAAGGTGGCTTGCTGACCAGCAGGAACCACCGCCACGTTCCCGCCTGAGTTGGTGGTGAACGTGATGGTGAAGTTGGACACTGTGCCGTCCGTCTGGTTGGTGATGTAGTACACCTGAATGGTTGGCGGCACAATGACGGTCACATTGCCAGTCAGGGTGCCTGTGTACTTCTGCACCACGTTGGATGCCTCTGACGATGTCAGTGTGTAGGTTCCCGTCACCACCGCTTTGGTCAACTGGGTGAAGTTGAACTGTGCGGCTTGACCTAAGCCTACGGTGTAGAAAGCGGTTCCAGAGCAGCAGATGATGCAGGAGTCGGCTGGCTGCAAAGCAATGGATGCCGCGCCGTTGATAAGACCAGATGCCGGGGTGACGGTCAATGTTCCTGTGCCGCCATTGCGAATCAGCATGTACCAGTCATTGCCCAATGTGGTGGCCGCTGTCAGCCCCAAAGTGGCTGCGCCGCCTGTCCAGACATAGGAGGATGCGCGGTCAGAAGCAACTGCGGTATAGGCGGAAGAGAACGTGGTGACCGAGTAGGCCGCATTCAGCGTGTTGGTAATGGCTTTCAGGCCGTAGCCAGCCAAGGCGGCAGCATCGACATTGGATGAGCCAACACCAAACTGAATCAGACCCCAAGTGCCCGATGTGGTGCTGTTGGTTGTGATGTAGATGTAGACAGCCGTGCTTGGAGCAACGGTAGCGATGTTGCCTGCGCCAAGGTAATTTTTGACCGTGAACGAGTACGAGCCAGTGTTGCGAATCAAAGCATCTTGTCCAACCGATGTCTGGTTGGCCGGGGGCATCAGCAACGAGAAGGCACCCGTGGTGGATGTTGAGGACACATCCATGATGCGTGCAGCAGCATCATCCGTTGGGCTGCCGTTGATGGGCCACGTTAGCTGGTTGGTTGCAGTCAGCGAGATGGAACGGTACGAGACATCCGTTGGCTGGATGACTTGCCCCGTGAAGGGGGAGGTAAAAGTTGTCATGTATCCCTCGCAATTGCTTGGCGGTCAGCCACACGGATGGCGTTTTCATTTTGCAGGACAGCAATAATTTTGTCGTACTGTGCCTGCCACATTGGAATGCGCTCGTCGTTCTTCAGGAAAGGCATTGCTTGCAGCAGGGAGCCGTACAGAAGAGCTTGCGGGGCGTACTCGGTGAACCAGTTGGACTGGTTGGAAGAGTCGAGAGGTTGGTTGCGCTCGTAGTACAGCACCTCGTAGGTGTACCCAGTCGCAGGGGTTGGAACTACCAGCCAGTGGTCGTAGTCGTAGTCGCCAAAGTATTTGGGAACATCTGTCAGGGTCTGGTCGGGCCAATATTCGCGCAGGTACTCGTAGGTGCGCAGTAGGACTGGTTGGCGCACTCCAGCAACCGAGACGTTCATGGACACCGTTTTGCGCCAGCGGGAGGGCTTAGGGATGATGTTGTCAGCTTGCGTCATGGTGCTGGTAACTACCACCAGATTGCCCAAGAACTTGATTTCGGATGCAATAATCTGCTCCGCAAACATAATGAACTGCGGAATCTTGTCAATAGTTTGCGTGTCGGTACGCTCCAGATAGGTCGTGATGTCATCGACCAAGCTGTCATACGTCATTACTGCTGCTACGGTCATGGTTCAGTCCTTGTATACAGCGATTGTAAGGTTGGGGTTTAAGCCATCATTGACTCGGCAGCGTCTTGAACGTGGTCTACGCGGGCCAGCCAGCCTTTCAGGAACTTTTGCTGGGTGGGGTTGTTTGTGGCAAGGCCGTTGTAGAAGCGTTGCTTCTGCTCGGCAAAGTTCTTCAGCAACACGGCGGGGTCGGTCTTGGCTACGCGCCCCAGAGTTCCTGCGCCGATAACACCGTCATCCACGGCCCCTACAGCCCGCTGGAGGAACTTTGCTGCTCGGGAGACCCCTGCGTTCACCGCAAAGTCAAAGACGGCGTAATCGACGCCTACGGGCAGGTCATCGCACTTCACCAAGTCCCAGTACATGGACTTGTAGAACGGCTTGACGGTATCCACGGTCAGCGCCTTCATCTCACCGGGCTGAATGGCGCGTTTGAGGTATGCGCCCCAAGCGCCAATGGTCACTCCAAGGTTGGTCTCGCCACCACGGTCTGCTGGGTCGTTAACGTACCCGCCCTCGCTCTTGATGATGCGGGCAAAGGAGGCGTCGAAGTTCTCTTTCATGGCGCTGGCTCCTTGTCAGTCTCGCCGTGGGACAGTTTCACACCAGCCAGCAGGCCGATGAAGCCGCCGACGATGGTCTGGAAAGCAGGGCTGATGAGCTTGAAGATTTCACCGTTATCCACAAGTGGGTCAAACAGGCCAGCCATCAACACAGCGACCATGCCGATGATGACCACGCACAGGGTGAAGCTGACCATCAGGGTCACAAAGAACGTCAGCTTGGCTTTCATTTCGCAGCCACCTGTTGAATTTTTTCGGCAGTTCTGAGGCCAGACAAGCCGAGCATTCCAAGCAGCAAAGGCATCATGGTTCCGGTGTCCATTGCTGGAAACTTGACGGGAGTTCCATAAAACGCGCTACCCCATTCAGCAAGGGGGCCAACAACAAACTGGATGGCAAAGCCCGCGCCGCAAACCCATCCGATGGCGGGTCGCCAGCCGCTGACAAACACGCTGGGGTTGGCAGCTTCCACCTTGTTAATTTCCATCTGCCCAGCCATTGCGGCAAGCTCACCAGACTGCTGCATCTTGAACAGTTCTAGCTTTGCAGCCGCAGCTTTCTCGGGGTCAGGCCAAACGCGGTCAATTACCTTGCCGCCAATGTCAAGCAGCGCGGATAGCGGGTCGAGTGCCATGATGTTCTCCTATTTGTCAGCCTTGCTGTCCAGCTTGTCAAATATCTGCTTCAGAATGGTCTTGACCTCGGCGATGTCCTCGCGGTAGTCACCCTTGATGACGTAGGTGGTCGGAATTTCGTTGACCTTGTCTTCGAGCTTCTGAATCTGCCGGGTCATGCTGTTTATGACGTAGGCGGCAAAGAACCCGGCAATCGCCACGACGATGTTGAATAGCTGCTGGTTCTCCATTGCTACTCCGGTGCGGGTTCAGCAGCCTGCTTGGCTTCTTTTTGGATGGCCTCGACCAACTGAAACACCTCTTGGTACGGCTTGTTGCCAAGGTAACCAAGGATGGCGTTCAGAAGCTGGGTGGATACGGTGATTTTGTCCATGCTTACTCCGCTGGTAGTGGTGTGTTGCCTTCAGCAAGCCATGCTAGGTATTGCTGGTAATCTGTATTGTCGGGCGCAAAAGGTATAAATGCGCCGTCAGATAGACGCTGCACAGCGCCGCCAAATGGCAAAAGTTTGTATTGCATGGTTATAGCTCCGCTGAAACTTCAAGATAGTTGGGAATATAAAATGAACCCGCTTGAGTAGTAAACGCGCTCCCAGTTCTATATATGCGAATGGACTTTGTGGATGCAGTATCCAAACCAGTTGGCGTTTGTCCGTTTATGTCCCCAGCACTACCAACAATGTTGATTGTTCCGTTTAAGGTGCAAGTTGCGTTTGTGCGCTTTTCAACTTGCCACATTATGTTTCCGTACCAATCTGTTGTTCGCACACCCACAGCGCCATAAATTCCGGCGGGAATTTTTTCATAGTACCGCTGGCACATTCCCAATTCAGTTGGGTATGAACGGACATCAAACGATGTGGCTGTGCTACCTTTTTCAAGCTGTACGCCTGTGATGTAGAACGTGGCTCCGTTTGTGCCGACTACGCTGGTTGCGCCTGTTGTGCCAAGATAATTAGCAGTAGCCCATGCACCAGCAGTTCCGCTAAATGTGGAACCTGTCCCAAGGCTAAAATTTAATTGGATTCCGCGACCATTGGTTGTAAGCCACGTTCCACTTGTGTCGCCAGCAATGGTTATTGTTTTATATTCAAATGTGTTTGCATTTGAAATTGTGTAACTAAATGGGTAAGACCTAGCCTGTCCGTTGTTTTGCAAAGAACCACCAAAAGTTCCTGTTAAAGAACTGCGAACCCAAAATGATAGTGTGACTGTTGCAGCAGATGCTGTTCCCCATGCCAAATCGGTCATATTAAGACCTTCAATGTATTGGGTGATGTCAAAATAATCAGAAGCGCCTACTGAATAGGCAGATGACGATGTAACCAACAAGCTGTTAATAAAACCTGTTGGTGCAGTTGAAGATTGAATGACTGTGTATTTTGATGTTTGTGCCAATAAACCCTGCCAGCGGTCTAAAGTGTATTGTCCGTTGGTAGGCGTAACACTCGCCCCAGCATTGCGCTGGTCAATCACCATCGCGCCGTTGATGATGCGGTTCTTGAAGCCTGTGACCGATGTAACAAACTCCCCAGTGGTGCTGGTAGTAGGGGTCGTAATGCCCGTTGTGCCGTCTAGAGTGATGGTCATGCTGGTGTTCCTTCAAGTGCCGCGATACGGGCTGTCAGGGAAGTGATGAGGGCTTGCTGCTCTTGGATGGCGGCGGTCAGGGTTGCAACAAGGAAGCTGGTGTCAATTCCTTGGTAACGTGGATTGCCTTTTTCATCCACGCCGTCTTTTTCTCCGGTTGCCGCATGAGGGCAAATCTCTTGCAACTCATGGGCAAGAAATCCTTCGCCATCCGAACCATCAATCTTCCATTGGTAGGTAACAGGCTTGAGTAAAGCAACCTTTGCCAGCGCTCCGGTCATTGGGGCAATGTTTTCTTTCAGACGGTAATCGGACGAAGTGTTGTATGAAACATTGGTCGTTGACGCTTGAATAGTTCCTACTGCATTATTTGACCCGCTGTTTCTGCGTAAAAACTCAATGAAATAACCTGTACCACTTGCATATTCCCAAAAAATTTGTTGGGCGTAGCTAGTACCCCCCGCATTTTGATATAGCTGAAATTTTCCAGAACTAAAACCAGTGTTATTAACCAGCACATTGCCGCTGGAGTCAATACGCATTGCCTCACCATTCAAGCCTGAGCTACCAGCGCGTGATGTTTTAAGCACGCCGCCAGTATCGTCAGCAGTAAAGTACCAGCCGTCAGTAGAGTTGAAATGCGTTAGCTGTAATTGACGTTGGCTTGCAGATGCCGCTTTGATTTCCAATTTTGCGTTTGGCGAAGTAGTACCAATCCCCACGTTACTACTGGAGTCAATACGCGCAGCCTCAGAACCCGAAATTGTGAAAACCGTTGTGCTTGCGGATATTTTTAAATCGTTATACGCGCTTGAGGAACGGTTAAAAGAAAGTATTGAATTGTTTGTACTAGAACCATCAGCAACAAAAATTTCAATACCAGTAGCACCCCCGTTAGAAACATTAAATTTTCCGTTAATAGCGGTAGTACCAATCCCAACGTTTTGGCTTGCGTTGATGGTGACCGCAGTCGTTCCTGCTGTTTGCAGGGCAAGGATGCCCGAGGCATCTGCGGTCTGGACTAAGCCGCCGCTACCGCTGTTGCTGGCGTTGATTGTTGTGGTCATGGTGTGATGGCTTTCAGTTCGTCGGTGGTTGTAGCAGCATCAGCCAATTTGGTGATGTCCCGTAGGCGTTGCTTTTCAGCCACAATTGCAGAGGTGTCTGCGCTGGCCTCCAATGCCCGCTGGAACGCTACATCTTGTGCGGCAAGCAGGGGTTCACGCTCTACCCGCAAGCGGGCCTTGGTAATTGCCTTGGCCTTGTCAAAGTTGATGGTAATCATGCTTGCTCCTGTTCTGCAAACCATGCCTCTGGGCCAATACCGTACCCATCAGGATTGCTGAAGTCAGCTTCCCACGCATTGAAAAATGTATGGTCCTGAGGCAGGTCTTCTGAGTTGATAATCCTGTAAGGAGTGCCAGCAGGGACATCTTTACGGGCAACTACCTCGGCAGTCCAACCTTCTGCTGGAGTCATTAAAGCAACTCCGCCAAATTCATTTGGATAAATAATTTGTTTCATATTAAGAACCCCCTGCAATTAAAAACATAACATCTCCATCAACATATGTGTTTGATGTATTGTTGACATTTACTCTACAACCAGTAGTTGCTTCAGTATTTATAAAAGAAAACCCACCGCCATATGGATTTGTACCCGAACCAAAACGGCTACTTGATAAAGTTCTTGTAAAGTTAAGTTGATAAAGACCAGTTGAAATTCTTGAACTGCTTGAAATTCCAAAACTGTTGTACAAAGCGCCAGAAGAGCCAACAATTACTCCCCATGCTTTTACTGTGTTTTGTGCAAAGACTTCGCCTGTTCCAGCATTGTTTCCAACTTGGACAACCCCAGCGGAGGTAATACGCATCCGTTCTGTACCAGCAGTCAAAAACCGCATCGGAAGAGATGCCGTTTCATTCAAAAACGCTCCAGTAGAACCGCCATCGTCACCAATAATAAAAGTGTTGGGCGTACCAAAATATGAAGAGCCTCTTACATCTAGCTTTCCTGCTGGCGAAGTAGTACCAACGCCCACGTTCTGGCTTGTGTCAATGGTGACAGCCACCGTGCCGTTGTTGGTGGCAAGTTGTAGTGCGCCTGTGGTGTCGGCTGTAGCAACCAGCGCGGTGCTGGATGTAGTTCCTGCGGAAATGCTTGATGCCATGATGTATCCTTAAAACACGAGCCAGCGTTGACCGCTGGAAACCGTAACCGACTGCCCCGATGCCACGGTGACAGGCCCAACAGACATGGCGTTGTAGCCCGTGCCGATAGTGTAGCTGGCAGCCACCGTTGTAGCGTTCACAAACAGGCCGTTTGTTGCCACCATCTCGCTTGCTTGCAGTTCGCCAGTAGAGGGCTTGTACAAGAACTTGGCGTTCGAGGTGTACAGCGTTGAAGCCGTGCCAGAAGTTGCCGCCGCAGAAAGCGGATAGATGTTTGATGTGGTGGATGTGTCGTTGCTCAGTGCAGCGCCGCCCACAGAGGCCCATGCAGTGCCGTTGTAGCCTTCAAATTCACTCGTAGTGGTGTTGAACCGCAAATAGCCTGAAACGCCTGTAGGGCGGTTTCCTGTCGTTCCCTTGGGAATAAGCATGGCATCCGTACCAACTAACTCGGTGGTGACGGCTGGAGTCGCTGTATTGACACCCAAACGAGCATTTGTATTGTCCCAAAACAGGTTTGCAGAGTTGCCAAGTGCTGATGTACCAGCACCAAACAAAACGCGCCCTGCGGTGATTGTGGTGAGTCCTGTACCGCCGTTGCCGACCACCAGAGTTCCTGCAACCGTCACAGCACCAGTGGTGGCCGTAGATGGCGTCAAGCCAGTCGAGCCAAATGTGATTGAAGAAACATTGGTCGTCGCGGCGTTGCTTGCCAGCAAGGTGACTACACCTCCGCTGCTTTTGTAGTACAGCTTGCCGTCGTTGGTATTGAGCGCAAGCTCACCTGCGGTCAGATTTGCCGCCAGCGGAACCGCAGCAGCCGTGGCGCTGTAGTACAGCGATATTGGGGTGTAGCCAGTTGCAGCCATTAGAAAGTACCTCCAAAGATTCCAGTTGTGGCCGTCACAGTCGTAGCCGCTACAGTTGTGAACGCACCTGTTGTTGGTGTGGTGGCCCCAACAGTACCGTTGATGTTAATTGATGCAGTGCCAGTCAGGTTGGTCACCGTGCCGCTGCTTGGGGTGCCCAACGCTCCGTTGTAAAGCACGATAGCCCCAGTAGACCCTGTGTTGACGGCCAAAGCGGTGGCAACTCCGGTGCCAAGCCCCGACACACCAGTTGATATTGGTAACCCCGTTGCGTTCGTCAGGGTTCCGCTGCTTGGGGTTCCCAAAGCGCCGTTAAAGGTGACTGGCGCACCAGCAGAGCCGATGGCGATGCCCAGTGCAGTTGCCACCCCAGTGCCCAGACCGGACACGCCAGTAGATATGGGCAACCCGGTTGCGTTGGTCAATGTACCGCTGGATGGCGTTCCCAATACGCCGCCGTTGACCACAAATGAGCCAGCAGAGCCTATGTTGACCGCCAAGGCAGTTGCCACTCCCGTACCCAGCCCAGTAATGGAGCCAACCGCCGGGGTCACCGTGGTGTTGCCCGCCAGCGTCAGTTGGCCCTGTGCGTTGACGGTGAAGGTGCCCACCTGCGTAGCCGAGCCATATGCAGCGGCAGTCACCGCCGTGTTGGTGATGCTGAAAGTCGTTCCGGTAAGCGTCAGTCCGGTTCCTGCTGAATAGGTTCCCGCGCCAGAGAATTGCACCCAAGTAATGGCCGTTACGCCTATCGTGCCGCCAGCGTTGGATGTGCAGACCCAGCCAGTGTCGGCGTATACGGTTCCCTGTTCGATAAAGGTAAACGCACCCGGAACTTCTGCCCAAGTGTCCATATCCGTTGCGCGAGTCCAAGAGCCTGTGGCAACAACATAAATGCCATTATCTGCTTGCGCAGTTTGATTTTTAACCAAGCAGCGGTCACCCGCCGTAAGGGATACGCCATCTATGGTTTGCGCCCCCGAAAGCGTGATATTGGCTGTGGTGGCCGCTACGCATGATGCTTTTGGGTCAAGACCCTGCGCCACCGCGTCCACATACTGCTTGGTAGCCAGTTGCAGTGCAGACACGGGGTCTTGAGTGACGGTCACCGTAGTCAGACCACCCAGCGTCAAGCTGGTCGCGCCAAGGCTGATGGCCGTTGTTCCAATAGTCAGCGAACTGTTGGCAAGCCCAACATTCGGAATTGTCGTGGCGGCGGTCATCACGCCTGTGCCGTTGCCATAGACATAGCCTGTCAACGTGGCAGCGCCTGTGCCACCGTTGGCTGCGTTCAAGATGCCGCCAAGGGTCACCGCTCCCGTGGTGGCCGTGTTTGGGGTAAATCCCGTGGAACCTGCGGTGAAGGAGGAGACCAACGCAGTACCGTTAGACGCGGCAGTGATTTGCCCTTGGGCGTTGACCGTGAAATTGGCTAGGGTGTAGCTGCCAGCGGTGACCCCCGTCACATCAATACTGATAGTCCCAATGCCAGTGATTGGGCCACCAGTGAGGCCCGTCCCGGTGTTGACTTGGGTTACCCCGCCAGCCAGCGAGAACTGATTCCACCCAGTACCAGAATACCCAAGGAACGCTCCTACGGTGGAGTCGTAACGAATCATGCCAGCACTGCCAAAGGGCTGCTGCCCCGTCGTGCCAATTGGCACAGTCACCGAGCCAGTACCCGGCAAAACCGGGTTATCAGCCAAGCCTACGGTTGGGTTGCCACTGATTCCGTTACCGTTGGTCACAGCAATCTGGCTTGCAGTACCCGTGATGGTGGCCGAGGTGATAGCACCTCCGGTGGAAAGCACGACAAGGCCATTGAAGCTGGCGTTTGCAAAATTTAAGACTTGCCCAGTTAGCGAGATGGTTGGGTCACCGGATACGCCGCTGCCGTTGGAGATGGACAGGCCAGTCCCGGAAACCGCAATAGAGCGGGGCGTAATGGCCGTAGAAGACGTTTTTACCTGAAAGCCAGTACCAGAGTTCACCAGCGACAGCAAAGCGCCTGTGGTGCTGATATTGAACAGCCCTTGGGCACCACCGTCGGTGATGGTCAGGCCGTTGGTGACGCCGACGTAGCGGCTGTTTGCCAGTTGCGGGGTCTGGGAGACCGTCAGGTAGGTGTAGGTCTGCGTTGGAGACCCGGCAATTGAGCTTGTGGTGGTCTGTACCGTGACCCCATTTTGGACGATGGGGACGAGTTCAGAGCCAGTAATTGCTCCAGCCTGCGGCAGTTGGGTAATTGTGACTTGTGCGGACATTATGTACTCGTATTGCTAGGTGGGCTGGGTGCAATCGTATCCTTATTCCCCGTCTGAGTAGGCGTCTGCGTGTTCTGCTCCGTGGAGATGTACAACTCGTTGTTGCCGCCAGTCAGCAGGTAGTCATCGTTCGCGGCAACGCTTGCGTCTGGACGCGGGAAACGGATGTTGATGCGCTCTGTTTTCCTCGCGGCGAGGCGGTACGGGTCAATCTGGTCGGCGCAGCCCTCGTTGCACACCCGCAGGCCGGGGAAGTTGGGGTCATTCCTCATCACCGAGTGGGCACGCTTCATCTTGCACCTATCGCAGATGGCGATGGACAGGGTGGAGTTGCCAAGGGTGTCAAGGAAGATGGGCATTACCGTGTGTACACAGAAATGTTGGGGGCAAAGTAGATTGGCGACTTGTCGCGTTCTTCCTCTTCGGCCATCGACAGGTACTTGGCAGCCTGCCCTTCAAGGTATTGGATTTTGTTCAAGTCCACGCCGGGTAGTTCCTGCGACATCTGGTGCGACAACATGCACAAGACGGCCATGTACCAGCGCTGCGGTATCTCCAACTCGCCGTACAGGTCGCCCACATCCATGATTTGGCGCGAGTACCACACCGTCATCTGGTAGAAGGCGTTCTGCGGGGTCGGCCACAGCCAGATTTGCGACTGCGGGATGGTGCGGTTGAACCAGAACTGGAACGGCTGGTTGGCCGTGAAGTTCTTGTTTGGCAGGTTGGTGTAGTCATCGCGGTTCAGGCGCGACATGGTGATTTCGGTGGAGTTGTTGCCAAAGTACAGTTCGCGCAGACTCAGCGTGGTTCCACTGTAGGCGCGGATGCGGTAGAAGCTGACGTTCTGGCCGTTGTCAATGTCCGTCCACACCCACTCGTTGTTGACCACAACGATGCTGCCCAAGTCCACAAGGGTCTGCCAAGTGCTGCCGTCAATCGAGTATTCGTAGATGATTGACCATGTGCCAGACGCTGCGGGCAGGAACCCGATGGAACCAACGTAGATGGGGTTGGCCGTGCCGAAGTTGACCGAGATGTTGCCGTTGGCAGATGTTTGGGTGCAGATGGTGTCCACATCGCCGTCGTACAGGTTGGCTACCGTGCCGCCAGCAGACGAGGTGTACGAGCCGTTGGGCCTGTCCATCCAGCGGTACAGGGCATTCAGGACATCGTTGCCGCCCAGAGGCAGGTCGTAGATGTACTTGTCCGCCGTGAAGCCGTAGACCTTCTTGTCGATGGCCCAGTATTGGATGCCGATGTTGATGAGGTTGGACAGCAGGAAGAACAGCGACTCGCGGGCAGACAGCACTTGCTCCGAAGTCAGCTCTTCCGCCAGCTTGCCGCAGCGCCGAGCGCCGTGGTCAATCAGGGTCTGTACCGTGATGACGGTAGTGCCAGTGGTTCCAGAGTAGGCCATGTCTTACCAATTTGGAGAGGCTTTGTTCTTTGAGGTCGTGTTGACCTTGCAATCGCCAAGATTGATTTTTCCGCCCTTAGCTTTTGTGATGCCCAGCTTCTTTTGGGCGGCTGCTGCTGCGGCTTTTTCTCTCATACTGGCTCTTGCCTGATTGGCGTAATCCTCAAGCTCCAGTTCTTTAGGGCTTCGGTTTGCCAACTGCTTTTCTTTGATGGCGTTCAATTCGTCACCAGAGACAGAAACGCCGTTATGTACCCACCGCGAGTTTGATGGAACCTTGGTGTTCATAAACTTGTCGTACTGGCCCATTTCACTCACTGGCGGGTCGGCCCTACGAACAGGCGCTGCTGGGGCAACATCGCCTTGCTCCGCTGCTCTGGTCGCCTCAAATTTTGTCTTCAAGCGGTTGTAAGAATCCGCGTCCTGCAACTCGGTTCTTTTGTTGGCGCTGTTTGTGACAAAGTATTTTGTCTGACCAGTTGTTGGGTCAACTTCTTCATTGAAGCTGTAATCAGGTGCGTCAGCCATTATTTACTCCTACCAGTTTGAGTTTTTTTTGCTTGGCATATGGGTGGACACACCACATGCACCAAGGTTAATTTTTCCACCTTTGGTGTACTGTTTCACAGCGCCACCTTTTTTGTAGTTAATGAATTCGTCTTTTGTGCGCCCCAAAAACCCTTGGCCCTGCCCGTATTTTTTATCGGGGTTTGTATTGGGCAAGTCTTTTACGCTCGTATTTTCTTTAAGCTCACGCGCCATTTGGGCTGCGCCAACCTTATTAACGGCTTGCTCAAAAGGTATATCTATGTCACGTTCCGCAGAAAATCTTTGCGCTGGAACGCCCTCTTTGATGTCTTTGAGACTTTCCTTAAAAGATTGTGCTGCTGCTCCAACTAGAGGGCGGGCGGCGCGTAAAACCTTCCCAACAGGCATAGCGGCAATTGCAAGCTGTCCGGCACCCATCAGCGCATCATTCAATGGGCTGTCGCCGCGTGCTGCTTTTTTGAACCCAGCCTCTGCGTCTTCGCCAAAAGTTGAATCCCAGCTAGACCTGCTTTTTGGTTTGACGCCACCTTCTTCAATTGAAGGCTTGGGATATGTAGCGCCTTGGGTCGTAGTAGGCGGGCCAGATTGCCGACTCACCACAGTTTTCACCGCGTCCGTGCTTGACTGAATGTCCTCTGGGTCTTTTCTTCGAACCAGACCTTTGTCCGCGTTCAGTAGGTCGCGCAGAGTTTTGTCGTTGCCGTATTGCTTTTGGAAATCCGCAAGCTCATTTGCGGAGACAACAGCTTTTCCGTTTACGACTTTGCGGTCAGGGTTGGGTTTGTACGCCATGATTGCTCCTTACCAGCCGGGACAATTCCACCGTTGCATTGAAGCCCTTGAGCGGCTTCCCTTGTCACTTTTCTCAGCTACTGGCTCCATTCGAGCGCAAAAAGAATCGCGTCTGGAGCCGCCTTCTGGCTGTGGAGCCTTCAGGTGTGAACCAGTCTCTCGATTGTACTTCTCGCGGCCCTTTGCGGTCAGCCCTGCGCCTTGTTTGGCGGGCAGTTTTTCACCGCGCCCGATAGCCAAGCTCGGGCCACCGTTTTTCAGTTTGGCGGTTTTTGCTGATTCTTTGAAGGCATCAGCCGTTGGCGCACCTTTGCTACCCACTCGGCGCATTTTTTCACCAGAGCCTTCAGCGATTCGCTCACGTTTTGCATTGATGTTGGCATAGAGGCCACCTTCTTTCATGTTTTTGTCGGCCTTAACAAACTCTTTGCCGACCTTCTGCGGGACGCCACCAAACCCACCCTTGGTGTGGGCAGCAGCCTCCATCAGCCGATGCTGGGATGCGGATTTGCTAGGCATGGTCAGCCCAACGGGTTGACGTAGTGTTTTTGCATTTCCAGCACCACGGTGTAGGTATCGCCTGCGCCACCGTCAAGCGTAGTGAAAGAAATTCCGCCCGTTTTTCCTGCGCCAGCATTGTTTGTCAAACCACCAATTTTTGAATAGTCCTGCGTGTAGGAGTTGTTCTGAGGTATGACCTCAATCACAACAGGCGCGGTGGCAACCCAGTTCATCTGCACCTCCAACCCGTGCGTGAGCGCCGTCACCTTGAGAATAGACACCGCATCGCAAGCCCCGCCAGCGGCAGAAGCCGTCAAAGTAGAAGGATTGACCTTGACAACATTAGACTCATTTTCAGTCGCGCTCATGGTCGCGTAAAACTTCATGATGGCAATGCGCTCACCATCAAAAAGCGTTTGAGAGGTAGCTGTAATAGCCATAAAAATCTCCAAAGAAAGCGGGGGCCGAAGCCCCCACTCGTTTTTAACAAACGCGTCCGCCGCGTTTCTTGCCGGGGGAGACCGTCACAGACTCCTTGGTCTTGGTGACGCTGCCGTCAGCCCGTTCTTTGTCGGTCATGGAGCCTTGACCACTAAACGCATTCCGCGCCTTGTTGTATAGCTCTTTCACCATGCCAATTGGGTTCAACGCTTCTTCAAGCTCACGGCTTGCTTTATCGCTGATGTCCTTTGGGTCTTCCTTGGGGACATATCGGGCAGATTTAACTTTGTCCATCATGGACTTGGAGTTTTCATCATTTCCATAAACATTAACGTATTTGGAAATTTTTTCCATGTCCGATGGTGAACCGCCTTCAGCCAGCTTCAGCTTGTTGGCTGGGCCGTACTTCAGGTTGCTATCCATCTTGGCTTGGCGCATCGCGGTAGCGTTTTCCATCTTGTTGACTGCTTGCAACTGACGGTTACCCGGAGCGACTTTGCCGCCCTTTTTGTAGGTTCCAGCCAGTTGGGTGATTTCAACAGGAGAGGGAATAGGCTTGCGACCTTGCGGCATTGCCACGGCAGAACCAGCGCTGTTAACACTGCCCCCCGTGGCGAAGTGCTTTTTTGTTGCACCTCCGCGCTTGAAGCCACCAGCATTGCCGTAACTCACGCCGCCAGTTTTAGCGGGAGCATTGTCGTACTTCGCGGTGTCCATGATGGTTGTTGCAGGCGTACCAGAGGTGCTTTCCGAAGGAATCATGCCACCAGTTGCATAGCCAGCTTGGCCTTTCACAACGCCGCCAGTAGCCATCTTCTTCATGGCTCCGCCGTGTTTGAAACCGCCGCCGTTGCCATTCTTCACGCCGCCAGTTTTGGCGGGAGATTTGTCAGCTTTGGCTTGGTGCATGATGGTCGTAGCAGGAGTGCCTGAAGTCGTTTCGCTGGGAATTGCTCCACCAGTGGCGTACTTCTTCATCTTGCCGCCCTTTTTCAAGGCCAGCTTGGTGCCCTTGCCACCCTTATGCTCTTGCATGTCGTGCTGCTTGAAGGCTTTCTGAATCATGGCCTTGTCTTGGGCCTTGTCAGACTTGCCACCCTCTTTCATCATGCGGCTTGCTGCCAAGCCAACAGGAGCGGAGGGGCCAGCACCCATCGAGCGCATAGCGCGGCGACGAGCGGCCAAGGAGGGAGCCATAGGGGTAGCTGCCTTCATCATGCCGCCACGGGCAGGCATAGCGCTCATAGGCTGCGCGGTGGGAGGCATACCGCCCATCATGCCGCCGTCGGCTTTCTTGACGCTGCCGCCTTTTTTGAGCTTCAGTTCAACTGAAGGCTCAGTGGTCATCATTTTGACCATTGGTTTGAATTGGCTCATGATTTACTCCTTATGCTTGTGTGACGCCAAACGCGCCGACACGGGTTGCATTCGGGCCTGCCGCAATCGCTGGCAGGGCTATACCCATCACAAGGCGCTTGACACCGTCCGCCGCCGAAGATGGAAGGTAAGTGCCTCGCACATCACCAGTTGTGGTGGTTGCGGTAGCAGTAGCGGCAACGGTCATAGTGCCAGCATCTTCAGCCAAGGTGTTGTCCCAGCCAGCGCGGGTGATGTAACCCCGGTCAATCACTCGCAAGGGAAGACCCAGAATATCAG